AGATCGGAATAGCGAAGCCATCTTCAAAGCATTTTCAAGTGAAAGATTAGATGTAAAAACATCCCTTGGAAGTTGATGAACCGGAAGGTCCAAACAAGTAAATTGCGGTGCATTATTATTCCATAATGTGGTGCCCAAATAAAATGGACGATTCACAAATGGAGATGCATCAATTCTATATTCATCTGGGATAAATCCCTCCAACATAGTATGTTGAATTTTTGGTGCGAATATAGCTTCTCTAGTTGTTATAGAGGCAACTTTAGCATCAAGATGCGTTTCATCCAGGGTTTGTTCGACTTCAAAATCTTTATTAGCCAGTTGTTCAAATCGTGTGTCAATGTGTTCCATAGTAATGCGCCAAATTTTTTCGCTAATATCGCATTAGTATTAGCAGCCTTGTGTGAACTAAAGGTTTAAGCAAGCAAACGACGTTAAGGCGTTGTCATTTTTTATAACTCGATCTTAAACCAGTGATTATAGGTTATCGTCCTACTGAATAAAACATTATGTCGTAAATATAATGAGTGTTCTTTCTAAGCAAGAACACGCTTACATGTTTACATGTTTGTTTGTTTGTTTGTCATTTTAAACAAATCAAGTTAAACTACGAAGTTCTTGCCCATAAGAGCAGTAACAATAGCATAACCATCTTCTTTATTCAAAATGCGGATAATATCTTCTTCTCCAAATAGTCCATAAGTGATACCGTTCTCTTTCAAGAAATCTCTAAAGATTTCATAGCAAGCGACACTATGGTTGTATGCTTCAATCAATACTGCATTGCTCTTTCCTAATAATATTTCTGAATACTCAGCTGTACTACTAGTATCATACCATTGCAATGTGTTTATTAATGTATCGATAGATAAAGCTCCAACCCATCTGTTCAAAACAGGATGGTATCTAAATGAACGCTTCAAAAAAGTCAATTTATCCAAATCTTGTGTTGATTTTGTAATTTCCGTTTTGTCTCCATTGGTGACCACCATTCCTAGTGATTCAGCAACTTCCTTAACATTAAACAAATCATACTTAATCAAACCGGGTCGATTATTGCCAAATATGTTATCATCTCCACATACATAATCAATTACCTTAGCCACATCTTCTATAGTTGGATTAGGATTGCTCCTAAATATAGTCAATGCAGTCAAAGCTTTATTAATTAAACAGTTTAATAATAACGTTAACCATGTTCCAGAGGGTAATGAGTGTGTAGTTGCGTACAAATCATCTGAAATCAGTGTGAATGATCTCATCATTGTTGCAAATACATATTCAATTACATCAGCATTTTGTCCCGCATATATTTTAAGTATACGGTTCTTAATCTCCATTGCGATCAAAGCCATTGTATGTCCGTCCTATTCTCCATAATCTGCGTCTCCAGTAATTATACAAGTTTCCAATTGTTTTCTTAATTCATGAAAATCAGTGTAAGGATTAAATCCTACACATACACCGAAGCGGTGTATATTCTTCTTAAAATGATTCAACAATTGTCCACATGTCTTCTTTGTCCACCATATATGTGGAAAAGGCATAACCCTAAATGTTCTAGGGCTTTTGATTTTACTGGGTTTACGTAATTCATCCTTAAAGGTTTCCTTACACACAAAATCATGAGGATCAAAATTTCCATTCTTTGCATTTTCCTTAAATCGCGCCAATAATCCATGTCCATAATCCGTTAATCGTCGTTGTTCAAAATCCAATACAGAATCTTTCCCCACTTTAACTCCAAATCCATTGCTAGATTTTTTGTTAAAAGCAGGTACAAATTCCCCACCAAATGATGTCTCGTCGTCAGTTAGATCTTCCAATTTATCCGGTAGAATTGATTCAATATAGTCACCTATAAAATTCAATTCCTCAACAGTAACCTTTCCTTGTAGTTGAAATGACTTGTTAGCCAACTTCTTCATCAAACCTTTAGGGTCATCAGAAAAATCAGGAGGAGCTTTAAGATAAAACTCTCCGGGTTCAACCACTTGTATAGGTGACTGTCGGAGTTTATCCATTAATTCTCGTGTACTTGCGTTAATAGTCGCATTTAACTCGGTGGGTACCAAGTTAGAGTTTCCATTAGCGCGCCCCATATACTCAGACTTTTGATCGTCCGGGTAATACAGTCTAGTACCCGAGAATTCAGGATAAATTTTGTCAGATAAATCAAAGGATCCAACCAATTTCGGTGAACTTCCGAAAAATTCTGTTAATTCTTCACATAAATATTGAGGAAACATACGGGCAAACCCTTCTGTTCCATTTCCACTTACATGAGTTCCAATTGCTCTACCTTCTGAAAAAGTTAATGATCCACATAAACCATATCCAGAGATTGGGTATACAATACCAGAGGCAGTTGGATGTTCAGTATTAAACCACTCAGTAGTTTTATACTTGTAATTAACAGGTCCTTCGTTAGTCTTGAATGTTTTATATGGTAGCATAGGTATTACCCCATACGGTGATATAAAAGCAGCCATTTGGTGTTTGAGATCATTTACAGAACCAAACCTTTTAAAAATAGGATACAAAGGTATCACATCAAGAAATTCAGCAGTGCACACATCTTCATTAAGATAGTTCTTAACTACGCGTACACGTGTCGCTTCCATTTCCTTATGTTTATTTTTAAAGTGTTCGATTGATCTGTAAACATCTACAATCATGTCATCCAGTCCAAAGTGCGAATTCGTAAGAATTCTTTTTCCAGAAACTAAAACGCAGGTGTGTTTACCAGTCTTTTGATCGACTAATATTCGCATATGTTTTTTAGCTATATTTTCAGCATGTTCAATGTTCAAAGTCCGTTCCAATTTTCCAATGTTTTTCTCAACTATTTCCTTAGATCGTAAAAAGTCATCATTTGCTAATGCAGATTCTTTCTTTCTATTAAACCAAGAAGACAACCAAGATTGAGATTCGCCAGTTTGCGGAGTGTCAGTCAACGTTTCAAAAATTCCATATGCCGCTGTAGTCGTTATTAAACCATAAGCAACAATAGTCAAAATTCCTTCAAATAGAGATCCATTTCCAAGTTCCCTCAAAGCACAGTCAGTTCCTTCAATAATTCCAACAGGTCCGCATGGATAATACGGTAAGTCAGTTACAAATTCGTTCAAAATGTCATAAGACATGCGATCTTCAGCATCTTGAAAATCGCGAGATTCATGAAACAAATTTTTCACCTTCTTACTACATTGTCCATATTTATCTTTCAGCCAAGTCCAGAACATAGATACCATTTCACCAATAAAAGTCACTCCCTCAAAGAGAGGTCCTGATATATCACGTGCAATAGATCCAAGTTTAATCAAATAACGATTCAAAATAGGTTGAAGACGGTCAAACATATCAAATAAAAATTCACGCAAATACTGTGAAGTATTTGTTACGAATTCCATAAATATGTTTCGTCCGTTGTTAAAAGCATCCCATCCATCATTTCTCATCCAATTATCGAGATATTCTCCCAAACCCGCCTGTGGGGTTTGTGTCGAAACTCTGGAACTCACCTGTGGAGTTCCTGTTGAGTTTCTAGAATCATCCTGTGTGATTCGTGTGGAGATAACTCTATCAAATGAGACTTTTTCAGGATTGTTGATACAATCAACAATATCATCCATATTCAAAGTGTTACTTACCAGTAATCGTTGATCCGTTTCAGTTTGTTGCAAATGTTTAATGAGCATAAGTACCCATTTAACGCCAGTATTCAAATCATCATGTAAAGTCAAAGCCAGGGGAAGAGGTCGAGTTTGGGTGTTCCATTTCG